CTACCTTACCAGTGCCTGACGGACTTATCTGGCGAGGTAGGTTGTCTTTCCCCCTAAAGGTTTGGGCTGCAACTCCCTTGTGGCTCTAAATGTGGTGAAGTGTAGGATCACCTATGATCTGGACGTCATTGGACTCAGGGTGCCAATCTAGGTTGATCTTAGGAATTTCGTTAGGCACATACCCAATGTCCAAGATGGAGTGGTAAAAGCTTTCCAGATCTTGGATTTGCCGGAGACAAAGGTCATCATTAATGATGGCTCCGGAGTAGGCTTCAGGTGGTACAGAAGGTGTGTCAACAGTGATGTTACGGACACGGACGCTAAAGCAGTCATTCGTTATCCACCTCTCGCGTGCGACTAGAGCCATGGCACGCTTGAAGGCACGGCGACTATACTTCTGCATGATGGGCCGCAGCGTCTTCACCAAAGCATATGTCAGAGCACCGATCATCGGGGTGTTAGCATCTGTATGGTGATACGACAACGACTTAGCAAGCAGGAGGAGATCAAGCGGACCCTGGGACATTGTGGTGTTGAATTTGCCAAGGGTCCGGGTAAGATCACACATGTCACTTAGCCCAGAGGAGGTCTCGATGAAACGCCTACCGCAAAATGTGGCTTGCGACAACTCAGAAACAACTCTAATCTTAGCACGAAAGCCGAGACAAGAGAGAAATTTGAGGTTGTACTCGACCTGATTAACGACGTTAGCGCGCAAGCCGACGATACCGTCGTCACCCTCATGAGCAGACTGCCAACTATTGGTGGGCAGTTTGCGAAGACAGAGCCAGATAATGAATGCGTTGATGAATCCGTTGCCGATGGAGGTGTGAGGGTCACCTGAGCAACGAGTACCTTCACGCTTGTAGTGGGTACCAAATCTACTAACACCAACGTTGGTAAGGGTGTAAAGCATAAACGCGATGAACAATTGGTTGGCCCGCTGATTGTGATTGTCGTTGTGAGGATTAGGTGTGTAAGGGTCGAGTAAGAACCTCAGTTCGACAATACGTAAGAGATCTTTCATCAGAGTTTGATCGAAACGAGCGAAATCGATCTCAAGAAATCGCTCGTACTCTGTTAACCATGACAACTTATCACATCTCTTCTTCGGTGTCAGCCCCTTGATAAGGAATGGGCAGTGAACCGCGGCGTGTTCTATGGCGCTGATGTAGGGTCCCACCACTACTAGAAACTCGTCGCTTCGTGGACTGATGTTTCTTGGATCCACGAACTTGGCGGTGGTCTCGTTCTTGACGAAGTTCTTTATCAAGGCGTACTTGCGGCGAGGTTCTGGGTCGCTGAGGACGCGATTTCGCGCGGCGATGAGCTGTCGTTGTCGCCATTCTGGGTAGCGTTTGACCCATATCGAGAAATCTACAGGGGAATGCACCCTCTTCAACCAACTCATCTGAGGTGTCATTAAGAATTCTTCGACGCACTGGCGTAACGGAGTGTCGCGGGGATCCGGACTCCCGTTTGATGAGAGAGTGAAGTATGTGTCGGCACCTCTCGATGTTATCGGGTGGGACGCGTAAGAGTTGGTCTGAGATTTCCTGAACCGCTTCGGTGGTAATAAATCTGGCAAGGTTGACTGGGACTGCGAGAGGGGTATGTTGTACTGGTAGATGGATGAGTTTGGTCCCGTCCTCTCTCGTCTCCAGTACGAGAGAGGGCTCGCAAATGGCGTCAGAGCCAGATCTACGGATGACTTCCAGGTTTTGGGCTTCACAATAATCAGATTCGGTGTCTGATGAACCATTTCCGGGGTGAATGAGTCCTCCGGGATGATTTCCGTTTCCCATCCCATTCTCTGGCAAAATTTCTCCAGTCCGGTCGCGTTGGCTGGGTGTTGCCTGTGTTGAGGCAGGTTGGGCATCGCCACTAGATACTGTCCCCTGGGTTGTTCCAAAAAGGCTATCGAGGGCAGCAGTGCAGGCGTCGGGGCCATCACTCTGGTTTCGATCGATGTTACTAAGTTTTGCATTGTCATTGCTGGAACTGTTATGTTCGCTGTTGTCAGGGCAGGCATCAAGTATCGGGCGCCCGTCACGAAAGGGCTTGGGTTTGTCAGAAGCAAGCCTCAAGTCAATGTGACGTGCGCGTCGGTGCTTAATGTATGCTGGCATGGTAATGCTCTTAAACGCCCAAGGTGTAAATTGCCGAAGGATGGGGCGATTGATGATCGAGCATGTTAAGTTACGTGCTAGGGTATGGCGGATAGCACGAGCAAATAACATGGCATGGCGACGAAGCCTGGTGAAGATGTTAATGCTAGTGGGATCATACTCAAGATGGGAGTGGGAATAGAAGTCAAACGCGAAGCGTTCACACATGATGTTAGCTAACTCTAGGATGTCTTGTGCGTTATTAATTTCCAAGTCGTGCATGGTGAGTTTAGATATGATATATGAGGATAAGGTGGGCAGGAACTTCAGATCACGAACACCGCTGCCACACTTAGCGACTGCTCTTTCGAACGGATCACGAGGGCAATCGAGAATGATGTCACCGGAGGTGGTTTGGATCTTGACTGATTTGAAAGAGAGTCTGGCGATATTGCCACTACTAAGGCGAAGATTTTCGAATTGGTCGGATCGTTTGAGGCGGTGCGGATCATCACTATGATAAGTGCCTGAAGCGGGGTAAGCGTAGTAAACATCCATTGAAGGCCCGCGATAGACTCGGGCGTAGACGGCAGCGCCACCGGAGCCGATAATACAACCTTCAGCTTTCCAGACGTTGTACGGGTGCTGATATTCAGTGCCGTCGGGAGTAGACATAATTACTCCATCCCCCTTCTTCGTGATGAACGCCTCATTATGGAAGTGCTTATTCTCTTCAAGAAATGAGTGATTGATGATAAAAGTGTGCCCGCGAATGACATAAGAGAGCTCGTCATAGAGGTAGTAATCGGAGTGACAGAGCAACGCTCCGGGGAAATCATGACGGGAGGGACAGACCTCGCCGCGACCACCGCAGGATGAGAATGGTGGTTCGGGGTTTTTGGCGTCCCGGAGTATGTCGGATGAGTCAATGCATGGGTTGCAGAGATGTTTGAGATGGGCGTAGTCCTCACCGCGGACTCTACTGCCGCCGACGTCGCGAAACCGCACGCCGATTTGTTGAAAGACCTCACAGCAGGCGCGTTCGAGGAAGCGGCGTTCCGCCGCAATACGGAGATGGTGACCTGGTATGGAATCTGGGAGATCCATATGAGCGCCTGCCGGGCCACAAAGAGTTTCAAAATACTCACGCAGCTCATTAATTTGGCACATAGTCCCATTGTTGGTAACTTGGACGATCTTAAGGTGCCTGGTGCGGTAAAACCAGTAGCCGGCGCTGCAGATGACGATAGTGACTCCAATGGAGGAGGCACAAATTTTAAGACCAGAGATAACTGTCTTTGGTACAGTCGCATTAACGACTGCCGTAGCAGCGGCTTTGGTTTGGACGCCAAAGTTAGTATAAGCGGCTTTGATTGCGGCTGCGATCGGATGTAGCGGTGGATAGAACCAGTCATGCACTGAATTATATATGCGTGTGGGTAATGATGGGGGGTCGAAAATGTATTCGATTTGACGCATACCGCCCTCGCCAGGGCGGAGTGTGGATGACACGGATGAAAGAACATCATTGACATTGCTAAGATTCATCTTAGTCCTAAAGTTTAC